AAGTTTAAAATATGCCCCGTTTTCCATCTTGCCAAAACCCTCTTTGCACGCGACATGGCTGCTGAGAAACTTGCAGAACAACTATCTGGATGGGAACGGAATCGCACTTTTCATCAAACATTCGAATCGTACCGGTGGTCACAGAAACAACATGCGCTAAAACAATGGCGTGAACGACTTGCAAATCGAAATAAATTTAAATAATATTGTACCATGACAAAGAAAATCTTAGTACCTGAAAACGACTTCCCGGCCTCTGGCCGTCTCGTTAGGGGTCGCCTTCTTAGAGTAGGCGAAAACCCTGAAAAATCAATTCTACCATCAATGACTGAACCGGAACAACTTACTTCCTTGGATGTCATACTCCGTCATCGTCTACAAGGTATACCTGTACCTTACTTTAATGGTGTATTCTCAGACACAGATACACCTGACTTACAAAAGATGGACTTCATCGAACTCGCGCAACTACGTGAGCAAACTGCCGAGGGTATCGAGGCTGCTAAACAGGACTTACACGCTTTAAACAAGGCTATGGAAGACCTTACCAAAGCCGTACCTACCCCGGAAGAGGTAGTAAAGGAGAAACCCGTAGAGGTGTCTCCTAATTAGGGCATAATAACACTTGTCCTATTATGCCCACGTGACACCAATTTTATAATTTGTCACAACAAAATGCCGTGAGATCTCGCCTTGCGAGATGAGCGAAGTGACTTTGCATGAGTGCTACAATACGAAGTAAGCTTTACGGAGCTTGCGGAGTTTCGCGCAACGAGTAGTAGCACGGCTCGATGCAAACTATCGCGGAGCCACCCGTAAGGGTCGAACGCCACTTAAACTAAATGCTAACTCTTAAAACTTAACTTTTATGGCTGATAATAATAATGGATGGGCTTCTGCACTCGCTAGTGCTGTGCCCGTCGTTGGTGATGTAGTCAACAATCTATTTCAGCAAGGCAACAACCGTAAACAACGTCAATGGACTGAGGATATGTATCAACGCCAAAAGCAGGATAATCTTGACTTTTGGAATCAACAAAATTCCTACAACAGTCCTGAACAACAAATGCAACGGTATGCTAAAGCAGGTCTTAACCCTGCGCTGATCTATGGTAATGGTACTTCTTCTGCCGGTAACGCAACGAGCGCTCCAGACGCTCCAAATCCTCAACCTTACCATCCCGAAGCACCCCGCTTCAATCTTCCTAATGTGGTCGATAACTACTATGACATCGCCACTCGTAAACAAAACCTGTCTAATCAAGCTCAAATGGGCAATAATCTTGCTCTTGATGCTATGAACAAACTACAGGATGCACGTACTAAAACTATGGCCAATGACTATATGTCCCGTGAGGGTTACGGCTATCGTTCTAACCGTGAAAACTATGGTAATCAACTCACTTATGAGAGATTCCTCGATCAAAATGCCCGTAACATCATGAACTTCGGTGCTCCTGCTAAAGATGATAACTCTATCGCTCGTGATTCTGTCTATTCCCTGCAAGCTATGGGAATTAAAATTATGAATGATCTCAGATCATCTGCTCTACAAGGTAATCGCATTGATAACAAGACTAAACAGATTCGTGCTGATACTGAAGAACGCTTTCGTAAAGGTCGCCTTAAGGATATGTCTGCTAAAGACTGGCTTCAATTAGGCGTTCAAGGTCTTGGACTCTTTAAATAGCGTAGCGAGATATCTAAATAAATGCTTCTCCCCCCGGAGGGCCTCCACGGAGTGGAATAGTACACTAAATTTTAATTATATGAAAAGGTTCAAATCAAAATTCAAAAAACGTTTCAAACGTTCATTCAAGCGCAAGTTTAAAAAAGCTATGCGCAAAGGTAAATTCTTTACTGTAGCTAGAGGAGGTATTCGCGTATGATACACAATGATATTCATACCTGGCTTAATGTCAAATGGGCTAATCCAGGTCTTAACCCTGTCCACGTCTTTCAACAATATCTTAATCAATTAGCACTAGCTTGCGAACAAGCTCTAAATCTTACTACCAATGAGTAAATCAGATCAATTTATAAATACTCCTGTGTCGAATATTCCATCGAATAGCTTCGACCTTTCTCATAACCTAATGACTACTGTTGATGCCGGGTACTTCATCCCCGTAATGTGTCAAGAGGCTATCCCCGGTGATCGTTTCAAATATAATAACACCGCTCTGGTTCGTTTACAACCTATGCTTTCTCCGGCTTATACTAAACTTAAGGTTACTACTATTACCGGTTTCATCCCCATGCGTTTAATTTGGGAAAATTCAGGCAAATTCTTTGCTAATCCTGTACCTGATGATAACACGCCTGTTCCACCTCACTTTACTAATGTTCGTGTTGATGTTGGTGATCTTGGTGATTATCTTGGACTTCCAACTCGTTATGTTTATGACGAGGATTCAGGCGGTACTTTCCGTCAATATGGCGGTGAGCCTTTGCGAACATCTGAACCGTCTATACTTGCAGATAACCCTAACAATCCTTTAGATTGGGTTTCTGCTCTACCTTTTGCTGCTTACCAACGTTTCTTTAATGATTGGCTTCGTGATGAAAACCTTTATAATGGTGGTGATGACGTTAAAAACGAACTCTCTGACGGTATAAACCCGTTCAATCAATTTAATATTCTACGCAAACGTGCTTGGCGTCATGATTATTTTACTTCTGCACTACCCTTTGCTCAGAAAGGTGATCCTGTTGAAATTCCTATCGGAAGTTTCACAAATGTACCTGTTGAATACTCCAATAGCCAGCAAGCTGCTGCTTTATGGCGTACTGCTACCGGCTCAAATATGCCTCCTGCTACTCCAACTGTTAATTTTGCCGGCTCTAATAATCCCGTGGCTTCAAACTATGGTTCTATGGAGGCCGGAGGCCAGCCCGGTGCTTATGACCCTAATGGTACTCTTATTGCTCGTACTGATCAACTTACCCAAGCTACTGCTGTAACTATCAATACCTTACGTTGGGCTGAGAAACTACAGGTCTTTCTTGAGAAAAATGCCCGCGGTGGTACTCGCTATACTGAAATTGTCCGTCAACACTTTGGCGTACGCTCAAGTGACGCTCGCTTACAACGTGCTGAGTTCCTTGGATTTTCTGTAAATCCTATTACTGTTTCTGAGGTCCTTCAAACTACACCCGGACAAGAAACCGCATTAGGTGATATGGCCGGTCATGGTATTTCCTATGGTGGCTCTAAATTCGTTAACTATTTCGCTGAGGAACATGGTTTCTTTATGACGTTCATTAATATTCGTCCTGATACTACTTACTTCCAAGGTTTATCCCGTATGTGGTGGCGTAAAGACCCTTTGGCTTATGCTTGGCCTACCTTCGCGCAACTTGGTGAGCAGGAAGTTAAAAACAAAGAGCTTTATTATGGTACTGATCCTGAACTAAACGAGGCTACTTTTGGATATCTACCTCGTTATGCTGAGTATCGTTATGCCGAAGATCGGCTATCTGGTGAGTTTCGTACCTCTTATGCTTATTGGCACATGGCTCGTATCTTTAAAAATACACCTGCTCTTAATGAGGACTTTATTAGCTGTACACCTACTAAGCGTATTTTCGCTGTTACTCTGTCCGGGTCTATGCCTTACATGATTAATATCAATCATAATCTATCAGTCAGACGTGCTTTGCCTAAATATTCTATCCCTGCTTTGTAATTGTCTTTCTTATTCTTATATTTGCTCTCGAGAGCGTTAATTTAGATGGTCGGGAGGTTTTACCTCTCGGCCTTTTTTTATATATGCCCTGTTGGTTTCCATTTATGCTAAACGGTGTACCCTGCCCTTGCAGGAAATGCCCCTATTGTCTTAATCGCCGGGCTAACGGATGGATATTTCGCTGTATGCAAGAATCCCGTGTTGCTGATTCTGCTCACTGGGTTACACTTACCTACGAATCCCCTCCGTTTACTGATAATCGTCTTATGACGCTCGATAAAACAGACTTTCAAAAATTCATTAAAAGACTTCGTAAACATGAACGCACGCATTCAAATCAATCAATCAAATATTACGCTTGTGGTGAGTATGGTGATAAATACGAACGCCCACACTATCACGCTATTATCTTTAACTCCACACCTGAACATATCAAACTTTCATGGGAAAATTTCTGGTCGCCTACAGATGAACAAGGCAGAGTCCTTGGAATTACTACATTCGATATTGTCAATGAGAAAACCATCGCCTACACCGCTAAGTATATGAATAAAGGTAAACTCATTCCTAAATTTAAGGATGATGATCGCACCCCCGAATTTCAATTATTTTCCCAAGGATTAGGTAAAAACTTTGTTACAAATGCAACTACAACTTTTTTCAATCAAGACCCGCGACGGTCGAGCGTTTTCGTCAATGGATACCGAAAGGCTCTCCCTACATATTTCGTACGTAAGTTTAAAATATGCCCCGTTTTCCATCTTGCCAAAA